CTAAAGTAAACTTAATAATTGGTGCCTTAACAGATGTATCACCATAGTAATCAGCGGGATAAACTAATCCAGCTAAGAAATTTAATTTATCCCATGCAATTTTATGTTCTACTGCATTTAAAGAATAAACTTTAAAATTAAAAGTTACACTTCTTTCTATCCCACTATATGTGTAATAACTAAATGGTGAACCTACAAATTTAGCACTATCCCAAGAAGGAGAAAATGTTTCAGATAATCCACTTATAGTTGCTCTAAAATTTGCTGAACGTAATGCACCATTTTTTGTACCCAATGATGTAAATTTAAGTGTTATGAAATCTAAATCATCTAAATCTCTATCATCTTCACCAGTATATACACCTCTTTGATTTATCTTATCACCAGTAGTGTACATTCCCCTTTTAGTTTCCAAAAACTCACTATTTTCCGTTAGTTGATAGTTTTTATTTTGTACTATTTTAGAATCAAAGTAAGGGGTTTCAAACTTGCTTCTTCTTTCAGGTTGTTCACTAAATTTAATAGCGGGTACATTTGATACAATTTGTTTTGCCGATAATCCATCGGTTGATTCTAAGGTTGTATCAATTGTTTTACTATATTTTGCACCTTCTTTATCTTCAGTTGTTGGTGGTGTTGATGGTTCTAACATTCCATAGTTAAATCCAAATTTACCCCAATATCCTAAACTATCATCAGTAAACTTAGTAGTTAATTCATTTGATGGTTGGGGGGTAATTCCAGTAGGTAAAGTTCCCCTTACAGGATTTAAATCATAATTTGCCCTACTACCAAATATTTTTTGAGCCAATGACTGTTTTCCTTCTTTTATAGCACCACCCACTAAGTTTCTACCCATTGCATCTGGCGTACCACCACCAGCATTCCTACCTATAAATCCTAACAATCCTTTAACAGGAGTTCCTTCTAATTCTGACTTTATTCTTTCTAATTGTTCATATCGTTTATTTGGATTTTCCAAATCTTCTTTAGTAAATCCAGTTTTAATACGCGTTGGGATAATATTAACAGGTATTCCTAAATCAGATTTTATACTATCAACCTTTTTTCCTATTGTTTCAAATGCACCTGTTGCTTTGTTTGATAAAGGATTTTTCTCATCATCTAATGCAGAACCAATACTAGCCAAATTGGCTTCTTTCATTTTTGAAATAGAATCGGTAGTTTTTAATGTTAATCTAGCTATATCACTTCCATAAATAAAAGGGATAGAACCAGTTCTAATCATTCTTAAACCAGTCAACTCTTCTTCTAATAAAGATTCATCTTTTCTGATTCCCAATAATGCTCTAGCTCCTTTTGCTGGTAACATACCAACAGTACTCACCAATGGATTAGAAGATGAAATACGAATCTTTTTACTATTTTGAATAGCATAAGCTTCCTCAGCGGTTTGTCCACCCTGAGAGGGTAATTGTTTACTTTTAAATAATTCTTCTAATGTTGGCATATCAAATATTATGTTGCGTAAGAATTACTTCCTATTCTATTATATACGCTTGAAATTCCTGCTGTAACTTTCTTTCCATCTAAGTAAACTGCTACTTTACCATCGGTCAAATCTTTTCTCAATGCTTGAATTTCTTCTATTAACGCAGAATCACCACCAGCTCCACCTTCTTCTCCACCAAATCCCAATAGAGAACCAACTCCCATTGCGATTGTACCAACAGCAGCAACTGCCATCAGACCTGGTAGAGCAGCAATACCAGCCACACCAACCATTGTTAATGCACCAGCTAATCCAACCAATGCCAATGATAATGCAGCAATAGGTGCAATGTATTGGAACATACCACCTAACACATCTTTAACTTGAGATATGAGTGATACTACACTTCCCATTGAACCTCCAATTGCTTGGAATCCAGCAGCTGCAACTAATAAACCAGCACCTAATATTATCATAGATGCACCCAATCCAGCCAATGCAACTAAACCAGCACCAAATACAACTGCTCCCACACCAGTCATCATCAATGCCCCAAGTCCAAAGATTGCAGCTGAGAATACTACCAAACCAGCTGCTGCTGCCATTACTGAACCAATATCTAATCCCGCTATTAAACTCATTGAATAAGCGAATGGAATAAGTGCAGCTCCTAAAATAGCCACAGCTAATGCACCTTTAATCATTTCCCCTTGAGCTTTTCCTAATACATAAGCAATTCCAGCTAAACCAACTAAACTAGCTAATCCCATCCCAACAGCAGGCCATGTTACTGAACCGAATTCTTGGAATGCTTTAGCAGCAACGAATAATGCAGCTGCTAATATAAGGATAGCGGCTGCTCCTTTAAGTAAATTACTAGCTTTAGGGCCTTTACTACCTGTTGTTTTATTTAATTTTTCACTAACTGATGTGTCTGGAAGTTGAGGTGCTGCTCCTTTCTTCATCATCATATCTTTAGCATCCTTACCACCAAATCCAGCTAATATTTGTTTATCGGATAATCCTTTACTTTTGGCAACAGAAAATGCATCCTTTGCACTATTAGCAATATCTTTACCACCACCAAATATACCTTTTACTTTATCTTTTATACCACCAAATATACCACCAAGTCCACCAAGACCATCTTTCATTTGTCCAGTAGCTATTAACATACCACCAATACCTTGTCCTGCGGATAAGATTTGTGAACCAAATGCTTTTGCGTTATTAGTTAATGATTCATATGTTGATAATTGAATTGAACCATCTTTATTCAACTTATCAGAATTTGCAGCCATTTTTTGGAATTCTTCTACTGATAATCCTAAAAGTTTAGCAGCTTCTCTTTTTTGGAAAATATCCATTTTGTTAAATTCTTCAATACCACCCAATGATGATAAAGTTTCTCTAACTGCTCCACCAATATCTCCTTCGTATGCTAATGCTCTGGCTCTATCTAAGTTGATATTCTTACCTAACATTGCTCCTAATTCTAATTCAGCGTTTATTGATGATTCAAAATCTAATAGATTATCAGTAATACCAGTAAGTTGAGACATGGAAACACCTAACTTACCAGCAGCAATAGCAGCTTCAGCTATGTTAGTACCACCAGCCTTACCATATGAAGCAAATGCTTCTGCTGAGTTAGCCACATCAGCCATTACTTGACTTGGAACTAATCCATTTTGTTCTGCTAAGTTTTTAGTTGATTGAATTAGGTTTTGTGCAGTTTCTTGAGAACCATTATTTAAACGAGCAAATGAACCAGTTAGTTTTGCGGCTTCACCAGCACCAATGCCTAAGTTTTTGGCTAATACATTGGTTCTAAGTTGAGTTTGTAATGTTACATCATTTAATCCACCAAATTCTTGTGCCAATCCTTTAGTTGTACCAACAGCATCTTCGAAAACAGTTCCAAATAATGTTGTAGATATATTAGAAGTATCAAGTAAAGAACCACCTAATTGATATGAAGTATCTAATAATTTTTTACCAGCAACACCAGCTCCAATTAAAGCCCCACCAATACCACCTCTAATAGTAGATGTAAGTAATGATGCAGTTTCTAATACTCCACCAATGGCATCTTTTATTCCTTCATATGCATCTATTTGTTTACCTAAAAACTTTTGTTGTTTATCAGTAAGACTGGCAATACCCTCTGCTTCATTTCTTTGTTGTATTAGATTATCTACTATATCAGATGATATATTATCATTATCTTTTAATAAAGCAATTTGCTCATCTAATTCATCTAATTTTAGTTTTTGAGCTATACTATCTTCAGCTGATAATTTGGATATTTCACCAATTAAATCTGCTGCATTGTTTAATGCTTTATGTTCATCTTCAAGCTCATCATTAAGACTAGATTGCATATCTATTCTTTTCCTATCTAACTTACCTATGTTAGTTTGTATTCCAGTTAATGATTTTAAACTGGATTCTTGTTGGATTAAAGAATCAATTACAAGTTTGTTAGTAGCTTGTATTTCTTTTACCTGTGAGGTTACTTCTCTTAGGAGTTCTACATGTTGTTTGTAGGTTTTACCTTGTGCAGAGGTTATCTCTTTTTCACCTTTTTTAATTTTAAGACGTTCTTCATCCGTCTTAGCTTGCGCTAACATAGAGTCAAGAATACTCTTTTGGAGTTTTCTTTCTTCTTCTAATTCTCTAAGACGGTTTACATCTGCCATTTAAAATATATCTTATGAATAATGCTTTAAATCATCTTCTAACTCTTTAGCTAGTTTATCGATTTGTCTCATTTTTTGAATAATTGGAGGTGGAACTTTTTTGTTCTTTTCCGCTTGTTTTAATGCCCTATTAATTGCATTGGATTTTAAACCATCAAAAAATGCATCAGAAAACTTTTTGGCTGCTCCAAATAGTCCTTCGTTTGTTTTTTCTTTTGACATAGGTAGTTCCTTTATAGTTTTATACATCTATAAATATAAGATACAAAAAAAGTGAAGATTATTTCCTAACCCTCACTTTTGATTTTCGTTCTATTTTTTTGTATTCATCAGCTTCCTTTTTCTTCAAATCAACCAACTTCTTAAAGTAGAACTTTCTCCATTGGATTGGCATGAAGTAAACATCTCGCCAAGTAAACCCATTACCAAAGTTAACCAACTCCCAAATTTGATTGTGAAGTTGGATACTATAATCATTCGGAAGGGTAAAAAAACGATATCCCAAACGGGATATCGAGTGCCTCCTCATCACCCGTCAACTCTGAAACAAAGTCGAATGTTAAATCCATATCAGGAGATATTTCTTTAACGAATTTTCTAAATGATTTAGTATCTAATGCTAAGAATCCATTCTGAACCCATTTAGTGATATATCCTCTATCTGAATTACCATCTACCGATTGAATCATATATTTCAAACGAGTAGTTACATCAAATGAGTTATCACCCTTACCTTTATATAATCTAGCTAATGCCTGATTCTCTTTGGTGATTTCAATCTCATCACCATGTGTTAGGAGTTTAAATTCCAATTCGATTCCACTCTTAGGAAGAGTGAATTTGTATCTATTATCACCATTTAAGATTTTTTCATCAAAATCTTTAGTTTTTACTTTAGATAAATCAATAGTTACTTCCTGATTTTGTAATGAAAATGGGTCAGTTACCTCTACTTTGTAATCTGCGCCATACCCCATTACTCTTGTAGCCAAAAGGATAGCGTTTTTATCACCAATGAAGATATCATTAATATCAACACCCGGCTCTACCACTACTGATTCGAATAGTTTATCTAAAACTACACCTTTTTTGATTAGAGATTGTGAAGCAAGAATATCTTCTTCTCTTGCTGTCATATATTTGATTTCAATATTACCCTTTCTCAAAGGGTGTCCTTCAGGATATACCAATCCTTTTGAAGGTAAATCAATAATTTCCGTTGGAAATTCAAACTTTGTATCGCTCATATTAAACCTTTATTTGTTGTATATATAAGTATATAGAAACAAAAAAGTTATAAAAAGGACAAAAAAAAGGTTCTCACTAAGAGAACCTTTTTCAAATATATAGTAGTGGATAATATTTTAGTATTCTAATACAGCGTAATCGTATCCTAATGTCAACGAAATATCAGCAGGGTCATTAGAAGAGAAATCTAAATCGTTGAAATTAGCTGATACAATAAATGCACCTTTTAATTTCCATTGTTCGATTTTATCACCAACAGGTCCTAACATATAGAAATCGATATCTTTTTTGTAGAAATCAGCGTATCCTTTTCTACCAGTTAAAGATTCGTATCCTAATCTTACCCATTCCATCACTTGTTGAGCTCCTGAAGGAACGATTGGGTCATAGAGAGTAATCTCTATATCTTGCCACTCACCTTTACCTTGTAGTTTTCTATAAGTGTTGATGTGGTCTAACTTCACCGTTTCAAAGTTGATTGAGGGTCTATTAGCGGTTTTGATTAAGTATGATTGAATACCATCAATTTCCATAATATACCTGTTCTTCATCTTCGGTTCGAAGTTGGTGAAGAACATTTCGTTAAATTCTAATACTTCTGCCATTTTATATTTCCTCTTTTATACTAATAAATATTAGTTATTCACTTTTTTGTTTATGCTGAGAATGATGCTCCAGTTGGTAAGATGTTGAAGTCAATTACAATGAATTCAGCGGTCTTAGCCGGTTGAAGGAAAATCTGTCCAGCAAGTATGTTTCTATCAACTACATCAGGTGTGTTGTTAGTCTCATCCATAACTACTTTAAATGCGTACAATCCTTGTCTTTGTTGGATACCTTCTAAGTAAGGTTGTACAGTGTTTATAAATCTACCTCTAGTTGTTGCTGTGTTTTGTTCGAACACTAAGTATCTTGATGTAGATGCTACAAATTTCTTCACAGTGATTAACAATCTTCTCACATTGATTCTATCCAATGCCGATGCTCTATCTTGAAGTGTTTTCTGTCCGAATGCTACAATACCTTGACCAGGGAAAGTTGCGATTGGGTTTACTTTGTTTTCGTATAAAGTATCTCTTTCAGAGTGTGTTAATCTATTCAATACTGATACTGCCCCTACAATACCACCTCTATTCAAACCAGCAGGTGCGAACCATTCAGCGGCGATAGCGTCATTTGCTGCGAATACAGCAGGCATCAATACTGAAGGTGGAACTGAGATTAGTTTGTTAGTATTTGTATCTACTGTCTTAACCCAAGGGTAGTAAGAACCAATGTAATTTGAATCTACTGCCGATGCTTGAGTGGTTACTTGAGAAATTGTATCATTCACTGCAGTTAAATCAGCAATGTAGAATGCATCTTGTCTAGCTTCTACCATATCCAATACATCAGTAGTTACTGCGGTATGTAATCTTCTTACAATACCTGGAGTTACTACCATATTAATATCATATTCATCAGCGTTTGAAATTGCGTTCACAGCTTTAGCGTATGCTACCGAACCACTAGCAGTTGAATCAGTTAAATCAAATCCTTGTGAGTTACCAGCGGAGATTGAAGAACCTAATGCGATTTCTCTATTTGGGCTCATACCATCAAATCCACCTTGGAATGCTAAAGTAAACTGTCTCTTAATCATATCTGCTGCCGCAGAACCTGTCATTTCTAATGAAAGTTGAGAATCAAATCCAAACACAACATTTGAACCAGCACCAGCTCCATCAGGAATTGGTTTTAAGTAAGTGTGATTATCTAATTTAACAACAGCGGTTTCTAAATCAATACCAGCATATTGGTAAGGATTACCAGTTGTGTTAGAAGTTGAAGTTGTTTGGTAAACAACCGCTGGAACGATAGTTTCATCAGTTGCTTTGATTGGGTTTGTATAAGCTCCATGTGCGAATGGTGCAGCTGATACAGGGTAAGAACCTTGTCCTGCTACTTCTACTCTAATATATTTAGAGTTATTTAACCAATCACCATTTTCAGTAATCTTACCATTGCTATCAATAGTCATATATCTATCACCAATTACTCTTGCGATGTAGTTAGGTGATGCAGGGTCTAAGTTTACATTGTTAAATGTTTCAAGAACTGTCTTTCTCTTGTCAGTATCTGAGAATGAACGAACAGTTACAGTAAATACTGAGTAATCAGTTGAACCATCTTCACCCGCTGCTTTAACACCAGATATAGAAACTTTGAATCTTGTATTTTCTCCATTACCATGTCCTAAAGTATGGAACTTAAATAGGTCATATCTTTCACCAGAGATAAGTTGTGATTTTACAAACGGAGTTGATGCTACACTAGCATCGTATGTAAAGTCTTGAGTTGGGAGTGTTACGGCTTGTACCACATTTTTATCAGATACACCAGCATATGCGTTTCTAAAGTAAGAATAAGTGTATGCATCCTTAGAACCTCTCGCAGATGTACCAAATACATCGGTTACATCATTGTTATCGGTTGATAATAATGAAGAAGATACTTCACCAATACCACTACCACTAACAACAAATGAACCAGTTGCACTTCCATCTGAAATAGTAAATCCAGTAAATCCAACTTCTTCATCACCATTATGAGTAGAGTGAAGTGTTGAAATTAATTTGATTCCAGCTGAACCACTTACTGCAATACCAATTGGTGCTACTTGGTTATAACCACCTACACCAGCTACTCTTACAATCGTTGCCGTTCCAGCTTCTCTAAGATAGTTTTGAACTGCATATTCTGTATAATAAGTACCATCAGGTGTACCAAATTTTTCTTCGAACTCCGATTGAGTTCTAACTACTGTGGGAACAAAAGCAGGACCTTGCTTAAATGGTCCAATAAACGCTGCTCCTATTTCTCCTACACCCTGTGCTAAGAATGATAAATCATTTTCTCTTGTGAATACACCAGGTGATACAATTCTTTCTGCCATATTATCTCCGTATTATTAAGTAATTTGTTTTGTTATTACTTATATAAATATAACCAAAATATTGAAACCAATAATTAACCGAAATTAAACATCAGCTGGGTCAGGTACAGGTGTTACATCTGCTGAACCTGTTGACCAAGGTAATGCTTCTTCAAGAACTTCATCTATCGGGTCATCTACTTTTTCAATTTCTTCTGTAATTTTTTCAACTACATGGTCCCAATAACCATCAACCACTACATTTTGAATCCAACCAATTACGGTTTCTTCTGTTAAATCACCATATTGAACAAACTCATCAGTTGATGATGAATCAAAATCTAATGGAGTTGCTCCAACAAATTTACCAGAAGTGCCTGTTGTTGATTCTGTACCAGTCAATTCCCATCTTACATGAAGAACAACATTTTCATTGTCCCCAACTGTTTTTTTTGTCATTTGGGTAATTTTCCAAGAATATGAAATTGCCATATTTTTCCTTTTTTAAATTATCTTTAACTATAAATATATATCATTCTTCAAAAGAAGAATAATTTCCTATATAAATATAGAGTAAGGTTACTAAACGATATTTACTTTACTCTATACTACCAGATGTTTCGATAAAACTACTTGAAACTTGAGTCCAAACATCTTGTATAAATTGAGATTCACTAGCAAAAAGATGTTCTTCATTTTTAAATGAGTAAAGTACTTCACTATGAGTACGATTTATTTCCTCACCATCTTCAAAAAATGAGATTCTTTTTACCACCTCAATATTTGGATTTTGAACATTAATATCCAATTTATTTAAAACTATTTCTTTTATAATTGCCATTTTACTTTTTATTTAGTAATTGTTTTATCATTTCTTTCATTTCAGAAAGTTCTGACTTTAAGTATTCGATTTCTTCTTTTTGTGATTCTACAATATCTTTTTGTTCGTTTATTGCATTTACTAAAAGAGGTACTAATCTATCATACTTAACAGTCTTGTAATCGTATCCCATTCTTTCAGCCTTTGGAGCAGGATATACAATTTCAGGAAGTACTGATTCAACATCTTGTGCAGATACACCAATTTGTAAATCATTTCCTTCGTATCCAATCATATTGGCTTCTTTGTTGTTTCTATAATAGAAACCTCTAAGTTTACCAACTTTATCGAGAGCATTTTCAATATCACCTTCAATATCCTTTAATCTTTCATCTGAGTAGTATGCGATTACATCACCTTCAGCGTAAACCCAATTGTTTACTCTAATACCACCAGAATCTGCTCTCATCTTCCAACCACCATTGTAGTATAGATAAGTGTAAGAGTTTCTTAATGAATATAATATCCACTCGTTATTCACATCGTTGTAAAGGCCGATTTCTGAACCACCATCGTGCATAAACACTGCTCTACCAGAAATAGACCAACCTTCCCAGCCGTTTACACCCCCACCATAGGTAGAAACATTACCATATTGTCCACCTTGTGCACCTACTGCCCAAAGTCCGTATCCATAATCTTGGAAGTAAACACCAGTACCACCCTGAGGTCTGAACCAGTCATTTGCGTAAACAGTTCGTAATTGAGATGAACCATTCGGGTCAATACGATAACCAGTATCGTTTGAATCATACATTACCGTTGAGTAGAAATCGTATGAGTATTCATTCAACCCATACATCGCAATTTTGTACCAGCTTCTCTTAGATGACCAGTATGATGTATGCCATAAACCTTGGATTGGTCCACCAACGATTTGGATACCATATCCATAGTTGTATCCACCATTGAAGTGAGATGCTTGGAAACCTACCCAGTGAGATGTACCAGCAGGTTGGTTAGCTGGGTTACTCCATGTATCAATGAAACCAGAACCCTGGTCGAACATTGAAATAAGGTCAGTTGTTCCCCAACCCATTGCACCAGTCCAATAACGAGTATCACCAGTATAGTTATTTCTTCTATAAGATGATTTACCAGTTAAACCAATTCTCATCTGACCATATCTAGTCAAACCATTCCAGTTTGAATCAGATGTTGGGTCCATATAATAACCCGTATCATTTGAATCGTAGAAGATTGGTGCTCTCCAGTCTGAACCAGCAGTACCAGTTCCACTCAAATACATTCCACCAGCAAATCCAATACGAGTATAGGTTGAACCATTATTTTTAAGTGAAAGGTGGTGACCATATCCACTACCATACTCATAAGCAAGACCATACATATTACCCCAAGGCCAACTCTCACCAATAGTCCAAATTACTTTACCCCGCGTTCCAGTTGCGTTGTAATCACCCATCAAACCACCTTGGTTTCTACTTACAAGATAATTACTATACCATAATCTACCAACATGCTCAGTCTGATATTGTCTAGATGTACCATCACCATTCCAATAGTAACCAGTATTGTTATTATCGTAGATAAATGGAGTACGAGTTTCATAGTAACTATATAATCTACCAGCAGTATCAACTAAAATTCTCGTAGTACCCCAACTACCATTTCTATATCCGTGGTTTTGGTTGATTCTGAAGTTATCATCAGCATATCCATATCCAACCGACCAAGTTGTCCCAGTTTGACCCGATGAGAATAGAATAGAAGGTCTATCACCACCACTATTACCATCAACTCTAAATTCAGCAACAATACCCCAAGAGTGATTTGCGTAACTATTAGTTACTCTCAATGTAGTACCATTTCCAGCAGTACCACCACTACCACTTCTTCTAATATCAATAGTTGGATAACTACTACTTCTATTAATTGTACTATAATTGTTAGGGTCTATATAATATCCAGTATCATTAGAATCATAGAATAGAGGTGCTCTCATTGAGCCTCTAGCTAAACCATATCCACTACGAGTTGCTAATTCCCAAGTACCATTGTACATCAACTCCACATATGAGTTTCTATACATTAAGATAGCCCACTCATTTTCGTAATCGTTGTAGATACCAGCTGCATTTGAATGGTCATGCATAAACACCCAACCATCATTGATTGAGTATCCACCCCAGCCACCTCTCGTAGTTCTGGTTACAACCGTACCATAGTTACCACCAACCACATCTCTACCAACACCAAATTCGTAAGTTCCATTATCGGAATAGAAATAAGTACCATTATCATTAGCATGTCTAATTGCCCAACTTCCACCTTGGTCTAAGAAACCAATTTCATTTGAGTTAGTAGCGTAAACATATCCTCTAGCATTGTTACCAGATGTTGTAAATAGAATTTGTGAAGTTGATGATGTTGAATATAATCTAAATCTAGATGATGTATCCGAATACCAATGCATTGCGGTTGCTTGGTTGTACAAACCTTCACCACTATTATCATTTCTAAACCAGTTTCTTGCGTAGATTTCGGTTGCTCTAAAATCATTGAAAGATGAGTAGGAACGAGGGTCAGCGTAATATCCAGTATCATTTAAATCGTAGAAGATTGGTGCTCTCATACTAGCATTGTGGTACATTAAATCAGTACCAACTCTGAAGTATTCAGAACCATTCCGTAGTGCTCTATATGAGTACGAGTGTGATGATGCTAATCTAACATCAAACCCATAATCATAAGAATACTTATCAACGATTATTGCCCAATCAGCATTTGTACCTTGAATCCAAAGAGTAGCATCTGTACCAGAAACATTGTTTCCAGAAGAAACAAGTTCCAATCCATTCATTCTACTTCTACCCTCACCATTCCAATAGTAACCAGTGTTATCCCTATCATAAATAAAGTTAACCTGTAATGTACCATTGATATAGGTTGTTCCACCCACATACCAGTTAATATATGTACCATATCCAGACCGTGCATCTAAGTGTAGGTTACCATTTGTAGCTGCAACAGACGCATATGAACCACTCCAATGACCATTTGTACCAACCGCAAGATATGCTCCCCAAGTTGGATTAGGTCCATGCAATGCACCTCCTCTAATTCTTAAAGCTTCATTTGATGTTGAATTAGGGTCTAAGTAATATCCACTATCATTAATATCTCTATAAATTGCTGAGTACATTGTAGAGTAACTAGCAATTTCTCTATTCGAAACAAGACCTGGGTATGCATCTGGGTCAACTTCTGCAAAAGTAGATGAACCAGGGTTACCAGTTCCACCATTTGTTAAAGTCCAACCAGCTGATTGGAAGTTATCCGTCATAGCGATACGGAATGTACCACTACTATCCGCATAAACTTGTAGATAGTTAGTAGAGTAAGTAGATGTACCTCTAATTCGGATGTATCTAAATATACCACCACCACTATACCAAGATTTACCTAACATAGTAATCGTAGCAGCTCCACCATAAGAGATACCAGCATTGAACTTCATTGAACCATGTCTACCACTATTGTAATCCCAAACATGGAAGGTAGCCATTGCTCTGTTACCAGGGTTGGTAGCGATTGTGTACCAGTTACCAGCCGATACATTTATATCTAAGAATTGTTGAGTTGCCCAACCACCAACATTTAATCCATTTAGATTAGATGTTCCGTTAGGGTCTACATAGTAACCAGTATTGTCTTGGTCATAGAAAATTGGTGCTCTGGATGATGTTCTAGCATATGCATTACCATCCGAATGAAGAATATGTCTCCAACTTCCGTATGTACCACTTCTATTACCAGAAGTTACATAGATACCATAACTAAATCGTAATGCTCCATATCCATCATTGTTATCAACAATATCACCATCATCCGCAAGGATAATACCATTTCCAGTTACATTACCAACTGATACATGAAGATTACCCCGTAATCTTGCAGATGTTCCAGTTGTATTTGGGTCTACATAATATCCAGTATCGTTATAATCATAGAATACAGTACCTCTAACATCATTACTAAATACTGCTCTACTTGAGATTGCCGCTCTAAACCCACCATTATTGATAATCAATAAACCGTGGTCATTCAAATTGTTTGCACCACCTAATGAACCTGCGTTCGGGTGAGACCAATATAAACCATAAGCGTTTTGGGTTGCAGTACCAGCATCGTTTATAGAATACTGGTCATCCATATTAAAGATGGTTTGTAATCTATATGATGAATATGTACCGGTAATACCAATACCATAATTCATCATTCTTATAGTTCTATTGATTTGAACTTCGTATAAGTTTGAAGTACCATTAGGGTCTAAGTAATATGCACCATTATTTGAATCATAGAACCGTTGTGCGTAATGATATCTAGTTGTAAATGTATCACCATCACCTCTGATTAAGAAATTGGTTTGTCCACCAAGACCACCATCTCTAAAGGTAATATCCTCACCACCAGATGTTGCAATTATGAAATGAGCATCATTCGTATCAGTTGCCTGAATATAACCTCTAAGGTTTCCACCCGAAGTGTAAAATTGCATCTGTTGAGCGTTGTTCATTATCAGAGTACTTCTGAATAATGCCGTACCATTAACATCTAAAGGATATGCTGGGTTATCTCTATCACCAATTTGAACATATCCGGTATTTGAATTAATTCTAAGAGGAGTTCCATAATGAGTACCTCTTGTAGAAGAATAAATTGCGAATCCAAATTCTTGACCTTCTGCCCCACCAGCACCAGGTCCAATGTTGAATTTTCTATATCCACTACCAGCATCGAAGTTGATTGATGCATCAGGTGTACCATCATTTTGTGCAATTCTTAATTGTGGCCATGCACCTTGAATTACTAACGAACCATTGTTACCATATAAAGTACCACCACTAGCAGGTTCTAAGTAATATCCCGTATTATCTCTATCTCTGAATCGATGTGCATCGATGTAGTTCATTTGAGATGTAGAAGCAGGGTCAGTATA